ATCGAGGTGTTGGGGGTTAAGAATGCGGCCAAGTTGGTGCCGATCGAGGACGACTTGATGCCTGTAGACCCTGTGCAGGAGAACCAGAATCTGTTGGTTATGAAGCCCGTCAAGGCGTTCATTGAGCAGAACCATGAAGCTCACATTCAGGCGCACATGGCTGCAATCCAGAATCCGAAAATTCAGCAGATGATGCAGATGAACCCACAGGCGCAGGCGATCATGGCGGCGGCTATGGCCCACATCAACGAGCACATGGCGTTTGAGTATCGCAAGCAAATTGAGGTGGAGCTTGGTGTGCCACTGCCCACGGAAGAGCAGAACAAGCACATCCCGCCCGAGATTGCCGATCAGATTGCAATCATGGTGGCCCAGGCATCGCAAAAGCTCACGCAGCAAGCACAGCAGGAAGCCCAACAACAGCAGGCTCAGCAGCAGATGCAGGACCCCATCGTCCAGATGCAGATGCAGGAACTCCAGATCAAGATGGAGGAGTTGAAGCTCAAGCAACAAAAGCAACAGATCGACGCTGCGGCCAAGGCCGACCAGATGCGAATCGAAGAGTCACGTATTGCGTCTCAGAAAGAGATTGCGGCAATGCAAGTCGCGGCTACAGCAGCCGCTGCGAAAGACAAGCTCACTCGCCAAGGTGAGATTGAAGGAGTTCGTATGGGCATGGACGCGGCCAAACACCGCGCTCAAATGGCTGTACAGCAAGCGCAACGGGCAGCGCAAAAAACGCCTAGTAAACCCAAGAAGGAGTGAGATTGAACGACTACAAGTTGTTGGCTGTAGTTGCCAAAGAGATCGAGAAGACGCGACAGGAGCAAATCGCTTTCGTCGCTGCAAGTCGAGCCGATACCTTTGACGAATACAAAAAAGTCTGCGGAGTCATCCGGGGTCTGAACCTCGCAGAAAACATCATTAACGACCTTGTGCAAAAAATGGAGAAGTCTGATGACTGAGTTTGACGTAGCGGCAGTAGACCTGTCTGGAATCTTGAACACCACTGCGGAGCAAAAAGCCAAGCAGTTGCCTGACCCCAAGCGGTTTCATATGCTGTGTGTCGTTCCCGAAGCAATGGAGGAATACCACGACAGTGAAGTGGGGCTGATTAAAGATGCCAAGACAATGCACTATGAGGAAGTGCTCACTCCGGTTCTATTCGTTGTGAAGCTTGGCCCCGACTGCTATACAGACACTACCCGGTTCCCCAGTGGACCGTCGTGCAAGGAAGGTGATTTCATCATCGTCCGACCCAATTCAGGCACCCGTCTGAAGATTCATGGCCGTGAATTCCGCATCATCAACGATGACTCGGTTGAAGCAGTCGTGGAAGACCCCCGTGGAATTACACGAGCATCATAAGGAACCATCATGGCAACATTGCCCGCATTTAAAGGTGAAGACTACAAGTTTCCTGATGAACAGGAGGCCGTTGTTGAAGACAAGTTTGAGGTAGAAATCGAGGACGATACCCCTCCAGAGGACCGTGGGCGCAAGCCTATGAAGGAGCCTGTGGAAGACCCGACCGAAGACGAACTATCCTCCTATGACGAGAAGGTACAGGCTCGCATCAAGAAGTTCACCCGTGGATACCACGATGAGCGTCGCGCCAAAGAGGAAGCTCTGCGCGAACGAGAAGCCGCCGAAACCTTCGCCCGACAGGTGTTTGAGGAGAACAAACGTCTCCAACAGCAGCTTTCTACGGGTAGCAAGGCGTTTATTGAGCAGACGCAATCCACCGCTGAAATCCAGCTTGGTGCCGCCAAAAAGCGGTACAAAGAAGCTTATGAAGCAGGGGATGTAGATGCACTTGCCGACGCACAAGCGGATATCGCCAAAGCTACCTTGAGGATGGACAAAGCCTCTGATATGAAGCCTATCGAGGTGGAGGACAAACAGTTTGTCTCCGCCCAACCCGCCACTCCTAAGTTGGATCGCCGCACTCAAAAGTGGATAGATTCCAACAAAGAATGGTGGGGGGTAGACGATGAGATGACTATGACTGCTATGGGGCTTGACAAGAAGTTACAGAAGCAGTATGGTGCCGACTATATAGGTACTGAAGAGTACTTTGAAACCATCGATAAAACGATGCGCAAGAGATTTCCTGAGAAGTTTGAAGACGCTCAGAGCGATGAGGATGACGAACCGCCTCCAAATAAAAGAACGTCAGAACCGGCCTACGAGGATGATCCTCCACGCCGTGCAACAAAACCCGCTGCGGTGGTGGCCCCGGCCTCCCGTAGCACCCCGCCTAACCGTATTAAGTTAAAGGGGTCCGAAGCTGCGATCGCTCGCAGGCTTGGGGTCCCGATTGAAGAATACGCTAAACAGGTTGCCAAACTAAGAAGAGGTGAATAATGGATCAGATTCAAGTCAAAGCTGCTGAAAAAGCACAAAACCGTATGAGCCGTGAGTTGGACTCTCGTGCCGTGATGCAACGCCCAACAGCGTGGCGTCCGCCTGAGACCCTGCCCGCCCCGGATGAACGTCCGGGTTGGAAGCACCGCTGGGTGCGCACTGCCACGATGGGGATTGCTGATCCAAGTAACATTTCTTCACGGTTACGCGAAGGTTACGAGCCGTGTAAAGCGGACGAGTATCCCGAGCTAATGATGCACGCTACCACTGAAGGTCGCTTTAAAGGCAACATTGAAGTGGGTGGACTGTTGCTCTGTCGGATTCCAAGCGAGTTTTTGGAACAACGTATGAAACACTACGACAACCAAAACAAGGCTCAAATGGACTCCGTGGACAACAATTTTCTTCGTGATAGTGATCCTCGTATGCCTCTGTTCTCAGAGAAGAAAACGAAGGTTACTTTCGGTTCTGGTTCTTAAACTTGGAGTCTTAAATGGCATATCCTACGATCGACAAGCCTTACGGCTTGAAGCCGATCAATCTGTATGGCGGTACCCCCTTCGCGGGCGCTACTCGCCAGTATCGGATTGCTTCTGGCTACAACACTGGAATTTTTTACGGTGATGTTGTTGAGATGATTGACAATGGCACGATTATCAAATCTGCTATTACGACCGCTCGCGCAACCGTAACGACTTCACAGGTCATTGGCATTTTCTTGGGTTGTTCTTACGTTAACGCGCAAGGCCAAACCACTTTTGCCCAATACTTTCCTGCAAACACCGCAGCCCCCACGGGTACGTACATTACCGCTTACGTGTGTAATGATCCCAACACCCTGTTTAAAGCTGTGATCGCCGCAGGCGCAACTCCTGACGATGCAACCTCTGGTTTGCTGCCTTCCTCTACTACGGAATTTACCGTTATTGGTACTAACGTAGCTTTGGTGCAGAACACTGGTTTGACGACTACTGGCGATAGCCGCGTAGCCGTTGCATCGTCTGCTGTCACTGGAACACTGCCCATGAACGTTGTTGACGTTGTTACTGACACGTCTTATGTCAACGGCTCTGGCAACGTTGTGTTCCCCGAGATCATCGTTCGTTGGAACTTTGAGATTCATACCACCACTATCGCTTCTGGCGTTTAATCAAGGAGCTAAATCATGGCTATTTCACGCGCACAACTGCTGAAAGAGTTGCTCCCAGGTCTGAACGCTTTGTTCGGTATGGAGTACGCTCGCTACGGCGAAGAACACAAAGAAATCTACGAAACTGAGACTTCTGAGCGTTCATTTGAAGAAGAGACCAAACTGTCTGGATTCTCCGCCGCTCCGGTGAAGAACGAGGGCTCTGCCATTGCTTATGACAATGCGCAGGAAGCTTGGTCAACCCGCTATACGCACGAAACCATCGCCTTGGGTTTCTCGATCACTGAAGAAGCGGTCGAAGATAACTTGTACGACAGCTTGTCTGCTCGTTACACCAAGTCGCTGGCTCGCGCTATGGCTTACACCAAGCAAGTCAAGGCCGCTGCGGTTTTGAACAACGGCTTCTCCAACACCTACCCCGGTGGTGATGGCGTTTCCCTGTTCAATGCCAGCCATCCCTTGATCTCTGGTGGTGTCAACAGCAACACTCCTACCACCCAGATCGATTTGAACGAGACTTCCTTGGAAGCCGCCGTTATTCAGATCGCAGCTTGGACGGACGAGCGTGGTTTGTTGATCGCAGCCAAGCCCAAGAAAATGGTTGTTCCTCCTTCACTGATGTTCGTTGCCAAGCGTTTGCTGGACACCGAACTGCGTGTTGGTACTGCTGATAACGATATCAACGCTATCAAGCAGATGGGCGCAATTCCCGAAGGCTACTGTGTCAATCACTTTTTGACCGACACCAGCGCATGGTTCCTGACCACTGACGTGCCCAATGGTATGAAGCACTTTGTCCGTACTCCGCTGCAAAACAGCATGGACGGCGACTTCGACACTGGTAACGTCCGTTACAAGGCCCGTGAGCGTTACAGCTTCGGCTGGTCTGATCCCTTGGGTATGTGGGGTTCTTCAGGTTCGACCTGATAGTTTCAGTACGGTAGAGGTGACTGGCCTGCCACTAGGGCTCCTTCGGGAGCCCTTTTTATTTGTTGCACGCCATTTTCTTTTGGTGTATATTGCATTCATTCCGGGGTTCCCGGTGTATCTGACAGTCCCGGCTGACGACATGCAGACAGATACACTCCACTTGCATGTAAGGAAATTATCATGGCACGTACTTCTTTTTCGGGTCCAGTCAGGGCTGGCTATCAGGGCGGCACCGCAGCCGCGCAACAGCCACTCACCCCCACAACTATTAACACGGGTACTGTAATCCCAGTTAATGAGGGGACAGCAATTTCTGGCTTCTATTCCCGTGTAATGCCAACCACAGGTTTTGGCTCAAGCAGCTACTTAACCCCCGGTGAGGCTTTTTCTGTATTTGGGCGTGTCCAGTGCGGCGCTCCTTTTTCTGTAGCTCCTTCTACTACTTTTAACCACATGGCTGGTACAGTAGGTGAATTTGCAGTTATTGGTACATACGCTAACAACGGCCTAATGGCGGGCGTGCTGGGTATCATCAACACCAACACTTTGTCTGGCGATGCTGCTGTTATGGCATTTATGGACGGCGACGCTGGTTTAACTACCGCTCGTTGCGCTTTTGGTGTTGCGATGGCTCAAACTACCGGGGGTTCAGGTTTTGAATACGGTCTTGACCTAAAAATGCAAGACCCTGTTGCTGATGGTGGTGGCCCCTCCAGCATTACTCCCTACCAAAAAGCCAATATCCGCATGGAAGACGACGTTGTAGTTATGGTTAACACGGGTGCTCCTGTTGACGGTACAACGGGCGACAACTTTGCTGGCCCCGGCTCCATGTATGTTGACAGCACTGGTGCAAACCTTTACATCCAGACGGGAGTAATTACCAGCCCGGTTTGGAAATTGGTTACTCGCGCTGCTTAATGTTGACTCATAAAGACCCAGAGGTCCAAGCTATGCTTGGGCTTTTGGAGAACCAAAGAGATTACGCTATGGGGCTTGTAGCGGCAATGGCGAAGGAAAATGCGGAGTTAAAAGCCCGCATATTAGAAGCGCCAAAACCAGAGCAGCAAAATGACTAAAGGAGTCGTAAATGCAAACTGACATCCTAGCGAGTCGCCCGCGAACTGACGACGGGCAGCTTCTGGACCAAGCAGGTGAAAACATTGGGCGTGCCCGTATCAAGGCGCTCCTGATTGTGCCCACTACCGCCGCTGGCGTTGTGGTGTTCAAAGACGGCGGGGCTTCTGGTTCCACCAAAATGACCATCAATATGCTGGCCAACTCTACCAACTCAGACTACATCATCCTTCCGGGTGAGGGCGTGCTGTTTCAAACAAACATCTACGTGGACGTGACCAGCATCGCTTCCGTAATGGTGTGGTATGGCTAAATCTCCTGCATGGACTCGCAAGGAAGGCAAGAACCCCAAGGGTGGTTTGAACGCCAAGGGACGGGCTTCCTACAACAAAGCCAATCCGGGCAAGCCGGGGTTAAAAGCCCCGCAGCCCGAGGGCGGCAGCAGGCGAGACTCCTTCTGTGCAAGGATGACTGGGATGAAGAAAAAACTCACATCCGAGAAGACAGCCAACGACCCAAACAGTCGGATTAACAAGAGCCTACGGGCTTGGAAATGTTGAGGTAGACCATGCCAAAAGGCTTCCCAAAACGAGGTGATGACCAATTGCTCGAAGGTGGCGGCGCGGGTGCTGGCGCAGGTATTCGCAATACCAAGTGGAGCAGTATGCCTTCGCTTAAAAGCAACGCCAGCACTATTGGTGACCTCAAAAAGATTGTCTCTGACACCTCTAAGCTCAAGGGCGCAGCAAAAGCTGCTAAGGAGGAGGCGATCGATCGTGCCATTACTCGGACTGGCGTTCGTGCGGCTGGGGCCGGGGCGGCTGGAGCCGGGTTGAAGTCGATCAGTTCTGCTGGGGCTTCCGAGGGCAAGAAAGAAGACTCCGACTCTGGTGACACAGCGGACAAAAATTACGACGTGCCGGGGGGTTTCTCCGGCAAAGGCATGAAGAAAGGCGGCATGACCGCTTCTCGTCGTGCCGATGGCATCGCCACCAAAGGCAAAACTAAGGGTAGGTTTGTCTGATGGAAATGGCTATCTGGAACGCTATTTTGACGGCCTTTCTGGGGCTAATTGGTTGGAATCTGAAAGAGAAGTCCGATGAGATCAAACGCCTTCAGATTTTGATTAACAAGACCCGAGAAGAAATGCCTAAAGAGTACGTGACCAAGGTAGACTTGCACGCAGATATCAATCGAATCATGGACAGGTTGGACAGGCTAGAAACCAAGATCGACATGTTCATGAAGGAGCAGCGAAGTGCCCTCAGTTAGCAAGAAACAACATAACTTCATGGCGGCGGTGGCCAACAACCCAGCGTTTGCCAAGAAGGCCGGAGTTCCTCAAAGTGTGGGGCAAGATTTTGCCGCCGCTGACAAAGGCAAGAAGTTTGGCACGGGTAGCCGTGCTGATTTGCAAGGTGTAAACAAGCCCAAAACCGATCAGGGCAAAAACAAACTTTTTAACAAAGGTGGCGAAATGAAAGAATCCAAAGCGATGGTCAAAAAAGAAGTGTCCTTCATGAAAAAGAAAGGCGCACCTGCGTCGATGGTTAAGCACGAAGCTGCTGAAATGAAGGGTATGAAAAAAATGGCATCTGGCGGCATTACTACCGCCAAAATGGGCACTGTTAAAACCGCTGCTCCCAGCCGGGACGGACTTGCTGCCAAGGGTAAAACCAAGGGCACTCAAGTCAAGATGACTGGTAGCAAACCTCTGGGTATGAAAAAGGGCGGCAAAGCCTAAAAGGAGCCTGACATGGCACGAGGACGAGATTTAGCTGGGCTTGCTGCCCTCGCTGGGTTGGCCTACATGGCCAACAAAAAAGGCAAAGACGAAGAAAAAGGCATGGACGCCCGTGGCAAAGCCGAAATGGCGCGTATGGCTGCTCTGGGTACAGAGGAAGCCGCTCCCGCTAAGATGGACGCTGGCAGCTTCGGGTATGGCGACGCCGGTGCGGCGGTTGATGCCGCGTCAATGGCCGAAATGGGGCCTCGCGGCTCCCGTGCCAAAGTCAGTCCCGATACAGGAGAACTGTACTATCCAGAAGGCGCTCCCACGCCCGCTCGTGCCGCTCCTACTCGTTCCGCCGCTGCGGCTCCTGCTCGCCCCAACATTGTGAGCCGGGAAGAGGGGATGAAGAACTACGTTCCTCGTCGTACCCCAACACGCGAAGAATTCAAAAAAGGCGTAATGGAGTATATTGGCAGAACCTCAAACGAGAAAGCCCAAACTCCCGCCCAAGCCGCTGTTGCTTCTAAACCCAAGCCCAGAGCTTTGAGTATGTCCGACAAGCTAAACCCAGATAGCACCGACACTGATACTGAAGGTGGGCTTCTTGGTAGGCGGGTACGGGCCGCGCTGGGTTCCAAATACAAAAAAGGTGGCGTGGTCAAGAAAATGGCCAACGGTGGTGCGACTTCGGCTTCTAAACGCGCTGACGGTATTGCCTCTCGTGGCAAGACCAAGTGCAAAATGTATTGAGGTAAATCATGGCTGAATCTAACGCTGGCGCAGGTCGCGGCAAGCAAGGTGGCCCAACGGCTAAAGAGCTTGCAGACTACGACAAAAAGCAGAATGCAGGTATCTACACGGCAGAGAAGGGTAACCCACCCCAAGACATAGACAGCGCATCAGCGCCCGTCAAAAAAGCTTCGGGTGGTACTGCCTCAAGTCGTGCCGATGGTATTGCTGTGCGGGGTAAAACCCGTGGGACGATCATCAAATGATGGCCAGCCGTGGGATGGGGGCAATCAACCCCAAGAAGATGCCGACCAAAAAGGTCATCCATCGCACGGATAACCCCAACGATGTGGACATGTACGCCGAAGGTGGCGGCGTGAATGCTGCTGGCAACTACACCAAACCGAGTATGCGTAAGTCGTTGTTCAATTCTATCAAGAATTCAGCGACGCAGGGTACGGCGGCAGGTCAGTGGTCAGCCAGAAAAGCGCAGTTGCTTGCCAAGAGGTACAAGGCCGCAGGTGGGGGGTACAGAGATTGAAAGCCCCGCAGCAGTCGCTTAAAAATTGGACAGACCAGAAATGGAGGACCAAAAGTGGTAAACGCTCTTCTGACACGGGTGAAAGATATCTTCCAAGTGCTGCGATCAAAAGTCTCAGCCCTGCTGAGTACGCTGCGACAACGAAAGCAAAGCGAGCAGGTAAAAAAGCCGGAAAACAATTTGTAGCGCAACCTAAAAGCATTGCAAAGAAGACAGCAGGATTTAGATAATGGCATTTACCTCTGGCGCAACATCATTCAACCTTGACCTGACCGAGTTGGTCGAGGAAGCCTACGAGCGTGCTGGCTCAGAGTTGCGCACGGGTTACGACCTGCGTACAGCGCGGCGCAGCCTCAACATCATGTTTGCAGATTGGGCCAGTCGCGGCATCAATATGTGGACGTTTGAGCCGGGCATCATCAACTTGGTTCAAGGGCAAAACACCTACGCGCTGCCAGACGACACCATTGATCTGCTGGAGCATGTGATTCGCACGGGTGGGAACGTGGCGGCAACGCAAGCCGACTTGACCATCACCCGTATCAGCGTCTCGACCTACGCTACGATCCCCAACAAGATTCAGCAAGCTCGCCCAATTCAAGTGTGGGTGCAGCGGTTCAATGGCCAGAACTCGCCCGTGAGCGCGACTCTGAGCACCACAATTACTTCGTCGTCTACTGAGATTGTGTTGAGCAATGCTACGGGTTTACCCGCATCGGGCTTCATCAAGATCGACAACGAGATCATCAACTACGGATACATAACAGGGAATACCCTGTATAGCTGTTTCCGTGGCCAACAAAATACCACTGCGGCGGCTCACACTGCTGGAGCAATTGTGTATTGGGCGCAAGTCCCAGCCGTCACAGTTTGGCCGACTCCCGACAATGCCCAGACGTATCAGTTTGTGTACTGGAGACTGCGCCGTACTCAAGATGCAGGCGGCGGTGTCAACGTTATGGACGTGCCGTTCAGGTTTATCCCTTGTATGGCAGCGGGCCTGTCGTACTACATTGCTGGCAAAATTCCTTCTGGTTTCGAGCGGATACCTATGTTGAAGGCCCAGTACGACGAAGCTTGGCAAACGGCGGCTGGCGAAGACCAAGAGAAAGCGTCTGTTCGCTTTGTGCCTCGTCAGCAGTTTATTGGTGGGACTTAATGGGAAATAGGTTCGCCTCCGGTAAAAATGCGATCTCCCAGTGCGATCGCTGTGACCAGCGTTTTAAGCTTTCGATCTTGAAGCGTGAAGTCGTCAAGGGTCGTAACTACGACCTCTTGGTTTGCCCGGAGTGTTGGGACCCAGATCAGCCACAATTGCACTTAGGCGAGTTTCCAGTAGACGACCCACAAGGCTTGCGTAATCCCCGTCCTGACCGGAGCTATGTGCTGTCGGGGACAAGCGGGTTGCAGATCAATGTGAATGGCGGGACTGGGCCTACGGGTACGGGGACTGTGGAAGCGGGTAGCCGCATCTTTCAGTGGGGGTGGAGCCCTGTGGGGGGATCATCATTTTTTGACGCGGCCCTCACACCAAATAACTTGGTTTTGAGCGTGCAATTGGGTACAGTATCGGTATCAACGACATAAGGAGTCGAAATGGACACGAAGACAGTGAAGAAAATTGCCGACAAAAAAGTCATGGCGCATGAAAAACGCCTGCACCCCGGCGCAAAAAAGATGCGTGCTGGCGGCAAAACCAACAGCGACATGCTCAAGTACGGGCGCAACATGGCCAAAGTAATGAACCAGCGTAGCCCTGGTCGTGGAGGCTGATATGAACCCCAATGACGAATACAAATTCTTCCCTGCGGACACTAAAGACCCGCTGAACAAGTACAAGCAACCAAAGCCCAACACGAGCCCGTTGCCTCCTGGCGCAGGGTATCCTGACACCGCCAAAACCAGCGGTATCAAAATTCGTGGCACTGGAGCGGCTACCAAAGGCGTGATGGCCAGAGGCCCAATGGCATGAACTACACCGAGTTGTTCAATACGATTCAAACGTACACGGAAAATCAATTTCCAGATACGTACCTTGCGAGCGGGAGTACTGTGTCCTCAACGACGCAGATCAACACTTTCATCACGCAAGCTGAACAACGTATATACAACTCGGTGCAGTTTCCCTCATTGCGTAAAAACGTGACGGGGGTAACGTCTACAGGTAACAAATACTTGTCGTGTCCGGGCGACTTTTTGTCCGTGTTTTCACTGGCAGTTGAGACAGTGGACGGGCAAGAATTCCTCCTAAACAAAGACGTGAACTTCATCCGTCAGGCGTACCCAAAAGCCACGGATACGGCACTCCCCAAGTACTACGCATTGTTTGGACCAACCACATCCAACGATCCTTCTCCTGTAATCACCAACGAGTTGTCATTCATCCTTGGCCCAACGCCGGATGCGATATACAACGTCGAGTTGCATTACTACTATTACCCTGTCTCCATTACCACTGCGGCTTCCGGCCAAACGTGGTTGGGCGACAACTTTGACTCTGTATTGTTGTACGGGTCTTTGGTTGAGGCGTATACCTTCATGAAAGGTGAAACCGACATGATTACGTTGTACAACCAGAAGTACATGGAAGCACTTGCGATGGCCAAACGTCTGGGTGATGGGCTGGAGCGTAGCGATGCGTATCGCAGCGGACAGTACCGCACACCTGCGTTGCCACAGAATACTGGGGTTTTGTAATGGCGTTTACGGGCAACTACAGTTGCAACACTCTCCGGTCGGGCTTGATAAACGGGTCGTTCAACTTCTCGTCGAACACTTTTTATCTGGCGTTGTACACCAATGCAGCCACACTTGATGAGACCACCACTGCGTACACCACGACTGGAGAAGCCTCGGGTGGCAATTACGTTGCTGGTGGGCAAGTTGTTACCGCTACTGTGAGCACAGAAACCACCGCTGCTGGAAGCATCACATATGTGGATTTTTCTTCGCCCTCTTGGACTGGAGCAATCACAGCCCGAGGTGCGTTGATCTACAAGGCCGGGGATAATGGCGCTGTGTGCGTTTTAGATTTTGGTAACGACAAAACTTCGGTCAACACTTTCCCCGTGACGATGCCTGCAAACACCAGCACATCTGCACTCATTCGACTTGTTTAAGGAGTATCCTATGTTCAACGAAAAAGCTCAATCTACTGACACCGTAACTGCGGGTCTAGTTGCTGGTACAGCCCTGAAAAATGGCGCTCATGGCGGGGGCGTGTTTCACGTTCAATGTCTAGATAAAGATGGCAACTTAAAGTGGGAAGACGAGATGCACAATCTCGTGGTCAATGTGGGGCTGCAAAACATGAATACTCAGTACTTCACAGGTACTACGTATACGGCTTCGTTTTTCCTTGGATTGGTGACTGGCCCTGGCTCTGGCGTGACGTATTTGGCTGCTGACACTTTAGGTTCTAAATCATGGACTGAGTTCACCAACTACGCTGGCTCACGCAAGTCTGTGACTTTTGGTACAGCTACCACGGCTGATCCGTCTGTCATCACCAACTCTGCTGCACCTTCATCGTTCACTATTTCTGGTGCTGGGGGTGTTGTTGCCGGGGCGTTCCTGTGTACTGTGAGCAGTGGCACTTCGGGGGTTTTGTTCTCCGAAGCCAACTTCCAGTCTCCTGGTGACCGTACCGTGGTGAGCGGGGATACGTTGAATGTGACTTACACGTTCAGCCTTGACGCTGCGTAATCCTTTGTGTTCGGTACATCCGCATTTGCCGCTGCCCCCTTTGCTGCTTTAGCAGGGGCGGGCGCAAGCTATGACAGCACGGTTGATGAAGCTGTAACGGCGTCAGACACAGCGGTCAATGCGGTGGCGCTGTTTGCGCCCCTGATTTTGGAAGAGATTGCGGTTGGTATAAACATCACCGTTGCGTCTTCTAATTTCAACGCGGCTATAGCGGAGACAATTACTGCGCTGGATACGCTATCAGCCTCGGTGGTGTTCCCGGCGTATTTTGAGGACGCAGCAACTGCTTCGGACACGTTCGCCGCTGCGGCAACTTTTGAAGGGTTATGTGCAGACATTGCCAGCGTGTCTGATCTGTATTCAGCCCAAGCAGATTTAAACGGGGCATATGCGGATACTGGAACAGTGTCCGACTCGTTTGTTGGCGGGCAGATATATACCGCACTCGCTCAAGATTTAATGTCAGCGTTGGATACGCCAAGTTCAAATGCGGACCTTTTGGCGTTTTTGGCTGAGCTTGCTACGGGGTTTGATACAACCGCCGCCGCTGCTGGATTTGGGGTTGCGATAGCCGATACGGCTACTGCGTCCGACAGTACTTTGGTGGCCCCCTCTACATTTAATGCCGTTGTCAGTGACACCGCCGCTGCTCTGGATTCGCTCTTGGCTTCAGCCGTCTTTCTTGCTACCATACAGGACAGCGCGGTAGGGGCGGATGTGATACTTGCTCGGTTCTTGTGGGAAATCATCAATGACTCACAAACGGCAAATTGGACTGAAATAAACAACTCACAATCTACCACTTGGCAGGTTGTGAAAACCCAATCGTAAGAGGCACAAATGGCACTCGTAGTAAAAGACAGGGTACAAGAAACAACGGGAACCACCGGGACGGGGACCATCACGCTTGCCGGGGCTGTTCTTGGGTATCAGACCTTTGCCACTGTTGGTGACGGCAACACCA